TGGATGATGGGTCGGTAGTCCGCGTCCGAAGCGAGGGACCCTCGGTGCTCGTCGACCAGGAGGCCCCAGCGGTCCAGGGTCTTGCCCGTGGCGAGGGGGAGGATGGACCCCACCAGAGCACCCCAGAGGATGTCCTCGGCGTCCTGGAGGCCACCCCCGAGACTCCGCATGAGCCGCTTCACGTGGGTCTTGTCGCGCAGGTAGCCCGGCAGCCGGCTGATGGCGAGCCCCCGGTGGTCCCCCTCGTAGTCGAAGGCGACCTCCTGGTGGGCTCCCTGCGCAGCCAGGTCCCATCGGGTGGGGCCAACCACGCTACACCACCGTCACAGTGCCGAGGGTCAAGAAGCCGTCGATGTCCGGGTCGTAGGGGAAGCTCTCCGGCCCGGCGTCGATGAGGAGCGTGCCGAAGGACAGTCCGTCGATGCCGGGGATGCCCTGGGTGGCCAGCATGAGGTCGTACTCCCGGAGGGTCTGCCCCAGCTCCATCTCGTCGAAGAAGTCCGACATGGCGTCCTCGATGGCCTGCTCGACGTCCGCCAGCTCGTAACCGGTCTCCCGGGTCACGGTGACCGTGAAGTCAGCTTCCAGGGAGACGCTGGTGTGCCAGTTGACCTCGTGCTTGGTGATGCCGCCCACGTCCGTCACGAACCGCTGCACGTCGGAGGGGCCGGCAACGAACATCGTCTCGGTACCCGCGGCGAGCTTCAGGTGGATCGTCTTGGCGACCTCGTCATTCTGGTCGGAGGCCAGGGTGTCCGGGTGGACGAAGATCCACACCGAGTTACCCTCCAGCGTCCAGCCCGTCACCACCTCCTGCTTGGCGTTCGAGTTGTTCTCCAGGATGACCACGCTCTCCACGTAGTCCAGGTCCAGCAAGGATGCCCGAATCGCGGACGTGCTAGCACTGCCGGATGCCTGGAGGGACGCCCGGCGCCGGGCGCGGATGGACGCATCGCTCTCCCGCTTCACACCCGGGGTGGCGGCCAGCCCGTTGGTCACGATCGACCAGCCGGGAATCGCCGTCACGATCTTGTCGATGTCCCCTGGCTCCGCGGTGATAGCTCCGCGCGACTGGGACTCCCCCGTCACGGTCACCGAGATGCCGGACAGCGTGACATCGCTGGTGGGCACCCACCGAGAATCTCCATCAGGGCCACCTCCCTCTACGATGGAGCCCTCGGGGATGACCGTACCAGAGACGCCACTGAGGATCAGAGCTACCGTCGACTTGGTAGCCGGCTTCGGCTCCAGGCCCGTCATGTACGCCGCATCTTCGAGCTGCTTGCCGATGGCGGCCTCGACGTTGGTGCCGTCGTACATCGCCTGGAGGAGGTCGTACATCTCACCAACCTGGGTTGCCAGGATGGTGGCGAAGATCATCACGACCTGGTCGTCGGTACGAGTGCGGTCCACCGTCAGGCCGGTGAGTGCCTCGTACTCGTCGATCATCGAGTCCAGGATCTCGGACCCTGTGGGCAGGGTGAGACCGTGTTCTGCAAGCCCCATGGTTACCTCAGTGTGGCGGTGATCGAGCTACCGAGACGTCGGTACCGAACGTGGAAGGAAGTGTTCCCGTGGCGCCCGGGGGCGACTGCTGTGTACCCTAGCTCCACCACCTCGCGCTCGTGGAGAAGCTCGATGTCGATCGTCATCGTGCGGTCATCAGGGGTCACCCGGACGTCCAGCACCGACGAGACGCCAGGGGTCGTCGCCAGGATGGCCCGGACGCGCTGGGCCACCAGGCTAGGGGGGAGCGGCTTGATTCGCACCCACTGAGGCCACGGCAGCCCCGCAGTAGGGTCGGCGAACCACTCCCCCCGGTGGAGTTGGAGCCGGTTGCTCACACGTTGGGCCAGGGCGTCCAACCCCGTCACCAGGCTGGTGAACTCAGGGAGGTCGCCGTCAGGCCCGAGCGCGATGTCGCTTGTGGTGGATACAGGCACCCACGGAGACTAGCACATTGACGCCTCTTCGACACCTCGGTAATATGTTCCCATGATTTGTGCACTGACCGGCCAGCCGCTACCCGAACGCACCGAAGGTACCCGTGGGCGACCACGGAAGTACATCAGCGACGATGCACGCCTCGTGGCGAACCGGCTCAGTGAGGTGGAGGTGTTGCTCCGTCGCGTCCGCGATGACATGCGGTTCACCGAGGAGGCTGCGGAGGCTTTCGAGGACTGGATGGCGGACCTGGCGGCTCTTCCCCGCTAGACGTCGATGATCTCGTCGTCCCCGCCGGCCAAGATACTGAGCTGCTCCGGGGACATGCCACGGAGGTCGACCTGGTTCAGGGAGCCGATCTGCACGTTCGTCACGTTGACGTCGGTCTTGTTCTTCATCATCCCCACACCGAGCTGACCCAACTTCACGAGGTCGTTCGTGTCGAGGTAGGTGTCCCCCGACAGCCGGTCTAGAGCCTGGCGGCCCGCCTGGATGGCGATGTGGTTGCCCAGCTCCTCGGCGGTGATCGGCACGAAGTTCCGACGGGTGAGCACCTCGCGCCACCACACCTTCCGGGTCAGAGCTAGAATCTTGGACGTTGGCAAGCCGCTCGCACGGCTCGCCTCGTGGACGCTACCCCCCGAATCGATGAAGGCCTCCAGAGCCGTCTGGTCCTCTGGTCCGGGCTTGTACGGCGCCGGTGCCTGGATCTCATCCCGAGGCTCGGGGAAGTCCGAATCCGACAAGCGGAGGTCGTCAAGCTGGTAGTTGCTCATTCGACCTGCACCTTCGAGGAGGCGGTGGAGATGTCGCCGATAGCACCGGCAGGTAGGGAGGCTACACCCGTTGCCACGGTCACCGCGTCGGTCCACACGGTGAATGCCGCGTTGGGGGACACGTCGTCATTGAGCCGAGCTGCACCAGCCGTCGCGCCCTCTCCCAGCTTGATGAGGTCCGACTCGATGACGTAGCCAGTATCCCGGGCTGAGGCGGGCACCGACTGCGACCACGAAAACGGCAGGACCACCCCGTCCGCCAGGCTATGCCGGCGCGCGGTGTTCGCCCGGTTGATGTCTGCACCCTCCTCCACGGCGGTCTCGATGTCCCGCTCGGCGAAGAGGATCAACACCTCGTCACCAGCGGCGAGAGGAAAGTACACCGACGCGGCGCCGACCTTGGGATACATCACGGGGAGGTCCGGCAGGACCACCTGCTCGTACTCCTCCCACACGCCCTCTTCGGTGCGTCGGCGTGCCCTCACTGCGATGCGGATGTCCGCCCGGGGGATCGCCTCGCCAGACTCCCGGAACGCCAGCACCTTGCCGATGGTCATCGTCCCCAGGGTCGCCAGCCGGCCGAGGATACCCTCGTCGATGACGTCCACCAAGGTGGGGTCGGCGTCGCTATGTGGCATACGCCACCCCCTTCACGTTGACATAGAAGGACGAGCTGAAGTTATCTCCGGCGAAAGCGGCCTCCACGACCTTGAACCAGCCGGTGATGTACTTCGACTCCACTTTCACCACCTTACCAACCCGAACCGAGGGGTCAAGGAGCCCCTTGAAACGGATCCCTCCGCCCTCCACAGGCTCCGGGGAGCCTACGAGGTTGCCGAGGTCGCTGGAGAAGACCGGTCCCTCCTCGGGCGTCTTAGAGGCCTTGTCGAGGATGTGCACGTTCCCATCCCGGATGAACCAGGCCACCGACGGACCCATGGCGTCCACCAGCTCGTCCAGGGCCCGCCTGGCGGTGCCGCTGAAGACGTAGCGCCGGGGGAAGGTGACGGAGGTCAGCTCGACGTGCCCCTCGCCGAGGCCCGACTGCGCCAGGATGTGGTTCAGAACCTCGCGTTCGGTGGTCTTGCCGCTGAGGCTGACCTCCAAGCGACCGAAGTCGTAGGCGCGGCCCCCGTCACGGATCGTGACCTTGGTCACGACGTCACCACCCTGCTTGTGCCTCACCAGGGTCCCCGCCACCGGGTTGCCGCTGAACACCTGGCGGACACCCCCGCTGGCGTGCCCGGCGCGAATCGTGACCAGGTTGGTGGTCTTCGTGAACACGCCCACCGACTCAGGGCTCAGGTTGTACACCGAGACCTGGCACTCGGCCGGTCGGGACTGGTCCCCCGCTCGCGTAGTGAACGCGACATGAAGACCCAGACCCCCGCCGTCCGGGTTGCCAAACACACTACCAGTCTCCCCGGGCGGTCCGGCGCGGACCTGGACGATCCGCTGAAAAGCCCGTGTCACGAGTTCGTCACCAGGAGGTCGTAGTCGGTGGCGGCGGTAGCCAGAACCAGATCCCACTCGCCGCGGGTCAGGTAGCCCACGTTGATGCCGCCAGGCTGTCCGAGATCCTCTCGGGCGTACTCGTCCTGACCGTACCCGAACAGCACACCACCCGCGACACCCTCGTCGTCCCAACGGTTCATGTCTGGCACGATGGCGGAGCCCGCCGCAACACGGGCACCCGCCGCAACACCCGTGCCGTCAACGAGAGTGATGTCGAGGTACCACGCTCTGGCTCTCTCACGCCAGATAGCGCGGATGCGGTACTGGCGGCTTTCCAAGGACACGATCTGCGTGTGCTTCGGGAGCAGGGGGTTGAAGTTGAGCCGCAACATCAGTCACCCCCCGTGATGAAGCTCAACACCGCATCCGGCACGATGTCGGCCAGGCCCGCGTCCCGCAGCTTCTTCTCCACCGAGACGTCTCGCCGACCCACGGGGTTCACAGTGCCGCTCTCGGCTTCCGGGTCTTCGTCTGTGATGGTGCCCGGCACCCTCCGGTGGGGCGGGATCCGTGCGCTGCCAGTCTCCACAATGCGGGGCTCGACGAACGACAAGGTGAAGGGTGAGGAGCGGACGATGCTCCACTCGTGGGGGTACTGTGTCAGGAGCATGTCTGTGTAGATGAAGCGCCCCTCGGTGCTCACCACGTCCACCAGTTTGCCCTCAACACTACGGAGGAAGTCGATGGTGGCATGCACCCGGTCGATCCCCGTCTTGCCCACCAGCACGTCGGCGTTGCCCACGTTGGCGTACTCACTGAAGCTCCTGTTGGCCTGTCGGGTGGTCGCCGCTTCGGACACGCGACAAGCTAGTACCACCGTAGCGTTGGAGGGCTCCGCGTTGTCGGTGGTGGGGGTACCACTCTCCATAGGGTGCTTCGCGACCGTGACGGACCGAGACACAGACGCCGTAGTGACCGCACCTAGCGGCAGTACACCAACCTCCGGGTCGATAACGAGGATCATCCTTCGCGCCCTCCCGTGAGCCCCTGGAATGCCGACTTGAGGGACTGGAGCATCGGCACGGGGGCCTGGTCGTTGATGAAGGTGGCGTTGATGGTACTGTTCGACGTGCTGCTCGACGGGCTACCACCCATCGACGCTGCGTGGGCTGCGGCGGCCTCCGCGTACCGCTGCTCGTTTTTTTCGCGGGCGTTGGCGCGGTAAATCGGCTCCAGTACGAGGCCGAGATAGCGACCAGAACCCATACGGCTCGCGAACTCCCGGGGGCTGAACAGCATCGACGTGAAGGCGACAGCGGACCGCATGGCGTCGACCATCTCCCAGATAGTTGGCAGGTGCTTCCCCAACACAGCCCCGAAATCCCCGAACTTGTCGGCCAGACCCACCACGATATCCTGCACCAACTGCCCAGCATCCGCCGACCGGAGGAACATGTCCAGCCAGTCACCCAAGGCCGACTCGCCGCCGCGCATGAACGTGATCCAGTCCTCGATGCGGACGGTGAACGCGGCTATCATGGCCATCACAGCCGCGATCGGCCCGGCCTTGCCGCCCAAGAACTTCAGCGTGGGGATGAGGCCCTTCTTATCCGCGATAAATTTCATCACGGTGGCGAACCCTTCGGCGAGCCTACCCGTGACCATGTACGCACCCATGGCGATGAGCCCCGTGCTGAACGCGGCGAGACCCCACCCAGCGAGCTGGAACACACGACCCCAATCGCTGAACTGGTTGACACCGCGATCCACGCGGTCGAACAGGTACACCAAGGTGTCTACGCCCTCGACGAGACGGTCCACCCACCAGTCCATCCGCTGGAGGATGATCTTCCGGTTCCCCAACCACCAGCGGAACATGCCCGCCGCGACGTCGGAAAGCACCGGCAGTAGCCGGGCCGACATGTCGTTGCGGATGCCCGCGATGGCGAGCTTGACCTTGATCATCTCGTCGTTGAACTTCTGAGCGGCCTCGGTGAGGTCCACCCCGATGACCGCGCCCGTCTGCTTCGCGATGCGGCGGAAAAGCTGGAATCTCTCGATGTCCCCAAACAGCGGTAGGCTCTTGGCCCCTGCACGGCCGAAAATCTGCGCCGCCAGGTTGCCCCGCTTGAACTCCGAGAACTTCGTCAGCCGCTTCGACACCTCCAGAAGGAGCTTATCGGTGTCGGCCAGCGGGCCGTTGATCATGTCGGCCGAGATGCCCATCTCGGTGAAGGCGTCGACAGCCTGCCCCTTGCCTCGAACAAAATCCCCGGCGTTGTCCACCATGCGGCGGATCGCAGTCCGTACCTGGCCGAACTTCACACCGGCGAGGTCCGACGCGATGTGCACCTCTTGGAACGCCTGCGCGTTCATGCCGAGCTGCTCACTGAGGACCTTGGCCTCGTCGGCAGCGTCCGCGGTCTTCTTGATCATCCGGTCGTAGATGAAGTGCCCAGCCAGGGCGGTGCCTGCGACCGTCGGCAGGAAGGCGAAGCCGATGTTCCGCCGAAGGGCCCGCATACGCCGACCGTGGTTGCGCATGCGGCGCTCCATCGCCTTCATGTTCCGGGCGAGGAGGCGTCGGCGGGCGAGCAGGGCTCGGTCGAAATCGCGCGTGGCCTTCTTGCCGATTCGATCGGCGGCGAGGCGGCGAGCGCGGATCTCCGCGATCTCGTCCAGGGTTTCCTTGTGAACCTGGTTGCGGCGCCGTCGCTGGGCCTGCTTCTCCTGACGATGGCGCTCGTCGATGACCTTCTTGCGCTTGGCTCGCAGCTTCGCAATGCGCTCGTTCTCGATGCGCCGAAGCTCGTTGAAGTGCATGTCCAGCTCGGCCTCGGTCTTCTTCTCCGAGATGTTCTGGATGCGTGCCATCTGCCGGAAGTGGTCCCGGAGTTCAGCCTCTTGCTTTCGGTTGCTGTCCTTCTGCCGACCCTCGACGACCTTGGCAGTTTCCTTCACCGCCTGCTTGATGTACCGTCGGTACTCCTTGTCGATCGTCTCCAGGCTCTCCTTCAGGACGGCCTCGATCTGCTCCAGCTTGTCCGCGCGCTTGACGAGCGCGCGCTCCTCGTTCTTGAGCTGCTTCAAGCCCTCCTTGGACTTGACAATCAGCTCAACAACGGTTACGAGCCTGCGCAAGTCGCTGGAGTTAGCCATCGGCCTATCCTACCCTCTCGGCCGCTTGTTGTCCCGGCTTGCTTCGCGCTGGGTGCTGGGTGCGCTCTTGCAGTGCCTCGATAGCGTCGAGCGCGACGAGGTCGAGGTAGAAGTAGGGTGTGGGTCGTTTCATGTGCTCCTCCACCGGCCGCCGCGTCTGCTCTGCGAAAGCTAGCCGATGGAACACCCAGTTCACGCCGAGGTCCGCAGCTCGGGACACCTCGGTGGCGGGGCTTGTCGCGGGACCTACTCGGTCTCGGACAAGGTACCGAGCAAAGGGATGAAGCGGTTCCCCTCGATCACCTTCCACAGAGCCAGGTACATCTCGCCGTAGTTGCCCTGGTACGCCTTGGCGAATGTCAGGCCCTCCTTGAGCCGTGCACCGTCTCGGTAGGTGTGGGACAGGACGCGCTTCGTCAGGTCCGCCACCGCCTTGCCGGACAGCGACCGAAGGGCTCCGACGGCGCCTGCGAGGTCCAGGCTCCCCAGCACGCTCTCCAGCTCGTCCTCCTCAGACCCACCAGCTCGGACAGCGGTCTTGACGACGTCCTGGACGCCGCCGAGAGCCTTGAGGAGGGGCTCGCCGAGAACGCTGATCAGCTCGAAGCTCAGTTCGAGCCCGATGTCGGCGGGGTGGAGATGGGCGGTGTAGGTGTGGGCGACGCCAGCGGCGTCGTTCAGCTCAAACTCGATCTTGTGATCCACAGGTGGCTCCGGGGGCTGTGGGTTAGCTCAGGCTAGAGGTTCTCCGCCATGTTCATGCCGTAGTTCACGAACGCCATGCGGAACTCGACCGTACCGCTCTGCTGCCCAAAGTCAGCCAGGGGCTTGTTCAGGAAGAAGACGTTGGGTGCGACGATGAACGACCCGTTGATGGGGTCCGCTGCCTCACCTGAGAGGTCCGGGTGGGCGTTGCCGAGCCGGAGGTCGGACTCGGCCGACTTGCGGATCTCGTTCAGCGTCTGAGCCCCTGCGGAGGCTGCGCGGAACGTCGCCGTGACGATCGCGACGCGGCTGGCGTTGTACTCGAAGGTGCCACCGCCGTCCATGCCCTCGATGTACTCGGAGGTCCCCTCTTGCTCGATGGTAATGCCCTCGTTGGCGAAACCGTCGAGAAGGGTACCGTCGATGACGAGGACGATAGCTTCGGGATTGTAGGTGCTCGGGGTCTGAACAGGCATGCTAGCTCCGGGCTACGAGACGACTTCGGTCGTCGCGAGGTAGGCCTCAAAGGTGAAGGTGACCGCGGAGATGCCGACCTGGGCCTCCACATCCACCCGAAGGCGCCGGGCGGTGCGGTCCGCGTCCGTGATGGTCGGGTAGGTCACGACGACCTGGCCGGGCGTGAAGTGACCGACGTTCTCGCCGGTGGCCAGAACATCCCGGAAGGAGGCACCGACCTGACGCTGGCCGGCGGCCGACACCAGGACCTTGCGGTTGGCCTGGTGCTCGCGCTGGATGAGCGTCTGGATGCGCTCTTCGATGCGCGCCTTCAGCCAGGCTGCCGTCAGGTTCTCGTACACCGGACGGCCGTCGAAGCTCACCATCGGGTGCAGCCACGTGTCCGTGCTGCCCCAGGTTCCGAGGACGCCGAAGTTGTTGCTGATGGCGTTGGTGCGCTCCGTCGCGGTCAGGAAGGTCGCGTAGTCCCCCACACCCTTCAGATCCCCCTCGCCGGGGTTGCTGTAAAGGTCCGGGTCGGGCGTGAGCCACTGAACCATCGCCGCGACGTCCTCCCAATCCGAGTCGGTGTCGTGAAGACAGCCGCCCACCTGCGTGTACTCCTCCATGTCCGCCATCGCCGTAGGGAACGTGTCCGCCGCGGCAGTGATCTCCGCATCCGAACTCTGGAGGTAGAGGAAGTGGTCGGTGGCCTCGATGGTGACGCCGAGCGCCTCCTGCGTCGCACCGGTGCGGCTGTCCATGCAGAAGCCGTAGAGGTCGCCCTGGACGCCCGCCTCGTCGAGGAGGAGGTTGTAGGCGGAGGTGTAGGTCTCGGCGCCCCCCGTGTCCACGCGGCAGACGCGGAACTTTGAGGGTGCGGGGTCCAGCGTGAAGGCGGTCGTGCACGCGGCCATGACCTCGGCGCTGATGTAGCCCGCGTCACGGGCCGTCTGGGCCTCATCAACGTCAGCGAAGTCGATGTAGCGGTCGCCATCCAGCCCGTTGCCAGTACCCTGGGCCTCGTCGACCATCAGCGTGACGGTGCCGAATCCGGCGCCGGGCGTCGCCAACGCCTGGAGGGTGACGTTGACGGTGACGTTCGAGACATGCGAAGAGGAGGCCATGTGGTGTCTTCCTTAGACCGTGGTATCCACGACGATGTTCACAACGAGCGGATCCGTCTCTGGGTCAAGCTCGTACAGCGTTGCGTCCACTTCAGCCGTATCCGCGGCAGGCGCATTCGCCAGGGCGATTGTACCCGAAGTCACGCGGTATGTGTAGGGGAACTCTAGCACAAAGTGAGGCTCCAGGTTGGCGTTCTCCATCCTGGGTACCTGGCGAATGCCCGAGGTGGGGGCCAGTACGGTGATGCCCGCCTCATGGTTGAGGAGCTGGGCGTCGGGGTGCTTGAGCGACCAGGTGAGGTTCTGGAGCCACACGTCAGTGCCGGCGCCGTAGCCGTGGATCTGCACCGTGCCGCTCCGGACACCGCGGATCTCGATGGCGACGTTGTCGTCATCGTCCAGGCTGTGGATGACCTCGTCGTGTTGATCTACGAGCCCGTGGCTGCTCTGGTAGAGCACGATGTACTCGTCCGAGGGTCGGCCTCCGCCGTCGTAGGCGGGGATGACCTTGTCGGTCGCCAGAGTCGACCCCAGGTCGGCGTAGGTCCGCACCCAGGTGTGGAGGGCCTCGTAGGTGGTGTCGCGGGTGCTCATGCCTGGAGGCCGATCTCAACCCGCTTCACGAGGGTCTCGTAGTGGGGGAGCACCGACCGAACCTTTACCTGCTCGACCACGAGGTAAGTCTTGCCATCGATGGTGATGACGTCCCCAGGCACACCCGCGGTCTCGTCCTCCACCTGCAATGCGGTGATGGTGTCCACGTACCAGGCGTCCCGGGTCTTGTGGCCCTCCATCACCTTCTCCAGGCGCCAGCCCGAAGGCCGCTGCACCGAGGCACGAATGGTGAACGTGGAGTCCACAGCCGGCGTCGAGGCCCGCCCGTAGGCGTCTCGGGTCTGGGCACTGTAGCGGTCGACGCTGAGGGTGTCGGAAAACAGCACCTAGCCGCCCACCTTCGCGAATCGCCCGAGCTTGTCCTTGAGGAAGGCCGTCCCCGACTTGCCACGCTGAGGCTTGAAGTCCACGTCCACGAAGCCCTCCAGGGCTTTGAGGAGCTGGCCGGTCTCCTTCCAGGCGATGTCGTGATCCTTTCGCTCGATGGTCCGGGGGTGCAGCGGCACGCTGCCCGCCTCGCCGAACACCTGGGATCGCTGCACCGCCTTGACGTCCTGCACCATCATCTCAGCCACCACCTGGAGCGCGGAGCGGAGAGCGGCCTCTGACCCACCCTTGCGTCGGTACGAGGCGAAAGCCGCCTCGACCATGTCGAGGTACTTGTCCTTGTTCTCGTCCAT